TTCGGTTCGGGGGAATCTCACAAGTAATCTCATGACCCCAGTTCTTGACTACGTATCTTACGTAATCTGTCGGAACCATAATCACACCTTCTTCTAAGACGAATGCCCAGTAATCAGCTTGTGTTACTGATAAACCAGATGGTTCCCAAGATTGGGATTTAAGATACCAGCATTCAACTTCAATGTAAACATTGTTTGTCTTGTGCCACTTGCGGTCACGCTTTACTTCAACAGTTTTACCATTAGTAAGAAGTTGTTTAACAAGTTGCTCACCTTCTTGACCATAGTTAAAATCTAAATCGAAACTTGATTTAGTTATTTCCATTGACCCAATGTCCTTGCTCTAAACAATTCTGTCGATGAGTTATATAAAGTCATCTTGCTAGCTTCCGCTGCTAACGTTATGTATTCCTCTGCATTAGGGTCAGACTTACCATGTCGATTCTTAACCACAGCCACACGATAAACGTTGGCTATGCTATCCAGCGCCACGGACAGGACTAGTTCTGGTAGGGCTGCAACCTTGCCCATCAGAGCCTTACGTGGCGCTGGGTAGTTTGGCTTAGACATCTTCTCGTTCTCAGATACGTGATGCAGAACGATGAAGGCGGTTTCATATTCACGTGCCATATAGTGAAAGGCGGACATAGCGTCGCGTAACGCTGTCCATTCGTTGTCGCTGGCTGCAGCGACGTTCATTAAATTATCTACATATACTGCTGTCGGCGCAGCACCGTGCAGTTCAATCCAAGCCTCGACCTCTTCCTCGATATCTTGTAACGAGGGAGCTGGGTCAAATGCAAATCGAACATGTGCTGCGCCTTCAGCTAACGCATCTTCTAGGAGAACACTTGCTTCAGTGTCCATGATTCTCTCAACATCAGCCACTTCTCTGTCCATAATGATTGCACCTGCACGAGTTGCAATCGTTCTTGAATCGGAATCCGCTGAGATATATAACGCTGGAACTTTTGAAGTAATGGCGTACCACAATGCAAGTAGAGTTTTACCACCACCTGGTTGTCCTGCAATTAAATGCAGTTGTGCTTGACGAAAAGCAACCTGGTTAGCAGTAAGGACAGGGAGCACCTCTGGTAATTGCTTACCAGCAGGTGACTCCACACCCACTACTTGCAATAGTGAACGCATGTCTAGCCTTTAAGCCAGACAGTTTCTGCTTCCGCAGCACCAGGCTTGAACGGCTTCGGTCCCTTGATTGGGTCAAACCAACCAACGTAAGCCTTCCCTGCCTTTGATATACCCTTCTTCTTGGCATACTTGCCACGTCCATCTGGTAGGTCTGGAGCATCTGGATGTCCATATGTCCATTCATTACCGTACTTATCTTTGACTACCTCAATGGTCTGAGGTGATGATGCAGGCTGAGGGTTCATGCCAGCATCTTGAAGCACCTGTATTGCTTGCTCCATGTTTGGTGCGTATGCATTACCAGATGGTCTGTTAACCAGTAATGATTGCAAACTCTGTGCTTCGTTGATTGCATCAACTGCTGCCATTAAGTTTGCCTTGAATTCAGCAATACTCATACCGCGAACGGTAAATAAGTCTTGCCCGTTTAGCTTGCCAGTATACGAAAACGTAGACTCAGTCATCTACCTTTTCCTTTCTTTCCCTGTGTTGTAGGTATTTGCAGAGGGAATTCTTTTGAACCCATGGCTGGGCATTTCTCTTGGAACGAACACATCTTACAATTTTCACCAACGGATGGTGGGAACCAGCCTTTAGACACGGAGTCATTCATTGCACCGAATACATAATCAAAATAATCTATACTCAAATGGGATAAGTCAAATAGGTCATCGAGTTGACCTTGTCTTGTCATGAAGAACGCACCGAACTTTGGTCGGATGCCATACATTTTCTCAATACCACTGGCATATAAGCCAGCTTGAATCATACCGAATGGTGTCCTAGCACCAGTCTTGAAGTCAACTATTACCAAGTCTTCCCCCACTTGGTAAACGACATCAAGGATAAAGCGAACAGGTGTGCCTCCGAAAAACACACTTGCATCCCACTCGATGCCAGGACGACCATCAGGCATTGTAGCAATTTTCCAACCAGATTGTGCATACCATTTCTGATAAGCCTCAACCTGCTTGAGTCCATCGCTTTGCCAGAACGACAGGTCTTCCCCGTCTGGGCGAGCTATGGTCTTGCGACCAGCAGTTCTCCATTCAGAACTAGGAATACC